AAATTGAAGTGCTGACACCTGCGCCACCTGCAACCGGGTTTTGGTTGCCGTTTACGTCTGTACCTTGTGCGCCTGCGCCGCCACCACCTGCACCCGAGTACGGATAATCTGACGCATTGGTTTTATTGCCGCCACGAAAACCTTGTCCGCTTGGTGATGCCGCACCGCCGTTTTTTGGTGAATCTAACGCACCTGCGCCACCACCCGAACCACCTGCTCGACCGTTTAAGTTATCACTAGCACCACCGCCGCCGCCAGTTGACGTAATGGTTGAAAACACGGAATTGTTGCCGTCTGATGCTTGTGATGCACTCGCCGCAGGCGTACCAGCACCACCAGCGCCAACAGTTACAGTTAGCGCAACACCAGCCGCAACCGCTAACGCTGACTCTAAACTTCCGCCACCACCAGTCGCCCCAACTGTGGAACGCAAACCGCCAGCGCCGCCACCACCGCCGCCCCAAGCACCGCCGCCGCCACCACCTGCGACGCAAAGGTAATCGACTGTTGTCGGTGGATTAACGCCGCCAAACGCAAGAATTTGCATGACCTATGCCGACAAATTGCCGACAACAACCCAAGTATCTGACGCAATTTTTGCACAAGTAGCGACGGCGTATTGTGCGCCTGTTTTTAATTTATTGCCAGCGCTTCGAAGTGTTACGCCTGCGCCTGCCGTAATTGTTACCTGACCAGCACCAAGTTGCATAATGTTTATCTGCGTACCAATACCATAAGCAACACTCGAATTTGGTGGAATAGTTAACGCAATCGGCGACCCGTTATCACAAGTTACAAGTTTGCCGTCATCAGCCAACACGGTCGTATAAGTCGTACCAGTTTGTGCGTTAATCGCAATCATCGCTGTTGCAACCGCGTCTAATTCTGCGGCCGTTAAAACTTGCCCTGCGGTGAAATCTTGTCTAGTTGCCATAATGCCTCACTTTATCCTAAAACGTTGTCTGCATCTATGATGCCAAACACGGCATCATCAAGTATTAGCTCATACACGATTGTAGTTGGCGACGTAAAGTACATGACCGCATGACCGCCACTAACCGTAATCGTATGCTCGACACCCTCGACGGCTAATTCTTGTGCCAACTGCGTTGTGCCTGTACCGCTAGCAAACGTTTTTTCAATAGTAATTGTGTCGCCAATGTCAATGATTGCTACCGTGTCGCGTTGCGCTGTAGTCAGTTTGTTTAGGTTTGTGCCTAGCGACGTGTACCGCGCCTCGGGTTCAGCTTCAAGCAAATAGTTAGCCAACGCCAACGCCGCCGCATCGTTATGCAACAAGGAATCGGTGATGCTTGTTGTTTGTATAAAATATTTTGCTTGGCTCGCTAAATCCTCTGCGACCTCTTGTGTGCCGCCTCGAATAGCGACCGCTGCACGATTAACAACTTGATCTGCCTCAAACGTGATGCCTACCGCGTCGTACGGTATCTCTGTATTGTCATCGTGGAAATCTGCGACTGGTTGACTAAGTGTGTTGCCTATGCGTGGTTGAAATGTTAGGTCGCCGTCACGCGCCATAAACAAACGACCTTGCTCAGCCAAGTTTATTTGGTTGCAATAATCAAGCGTGTTAGTGCCTTCCTCAACGGTAAACGCTGACGCGCCGCCAAGCGTTTGTGTGCCTGTAGAAATGTTGCGTTGCCCAATCGGAAAATCAACCTCAGGCAAATCCAATACTGCCGTTAGTCGAGCGCTAGTCAATTCCTCTGACACGTTAAATTCGGCCATAAATGTTTGTGCCAACAAATAAAAATCGTCTGCACAATAAACAGTTACCGTGTCAAGACCGCCAAGCGCAAAGTTGTAGTCATAATTAACGATAAAACCGTTGAACAAATATTCTTTAACGTTTGTGCTTGAGTAGCGTGCTAAGCGCACTCGACGCATAGGTGCAAGACCCGGTTGCGCTGTCGCTGGGTCGTAAAACGGGCTCAGCGTGTCAAACGGGTTAAAAATGCCTGTCGTGTCAAGCATGTTAAACGTCATTGTGCCGGCACTAAATTGATCGCCAACGTCACGCCTACCGCGTTTAACGTTCACGCTGTTGATGCCTGTCGTTACGTCAGCAAAATTTGTTGTGCCGTCAAGTACGTATTGCGTGTTGTCGAGTACGCCTGCAACTGGGTCGTCAAGTAAAAATGCGTCTTGTATGAACCCTGTGTCAATCTCGAGCGTGTAGTTGCCTGCACCGACAACGGCTGTGCCTGCCATTACGCGACCTGTATCTGTGCTGGCCCTGCCGACCTGTTATAGGCACGAATAGCGTTCACGACCGCTTGCCCGATTTCGGCGCTAGTCGCCAAACCGCCCGTCACGTTTACGGTCACGCCGCCACCCATACCACCCATTTTTGACAACGGCACAACCGCTTCGGGGCCGCGCTCACCGATCATCGCCAACGTAGGCGACGTCACAATGCCACCGTCTGCGAGCATCGGTATGTTTGGCACGCTGATGCCCTTGCCACCGAACCCCGGCACCCATGACGGGAAACTAAACGACAATTTGCCTATTGTGCTATTCCACAATTTTGCTATCGCGTTAAAGATGCCTTTGTAGATGTTTAGTACGCCGTTAAAGTAACTGGTCAAAAAATCTAGGCTAACGGTGACGCCTGTTTTAATTGCGTTAAATACTGTGTCAACTACGTTACGTACTGTCTCAAATCGTTTGTACAGTACAACAAGCGCTGCAACAAATGCGACAATAGCGATGATGACTAGCGCTATCGGGTTTGCTGACATAACAAAGTTAAACGCCGCTTGCGCTGCCGTAGCGATTTGTGATGCGATAGTAAATGCTTTTATTGCAATGTTTGCAACGATGATCGCCGCTGAAAAACCGCCGATGACGCCTGCGATAATTAGAAACGCCGTTGTGTTTTCTTGCGCCCATGCCGCCATTGGCTCTAATAGTTCTAACAACTTTTGCAACACGGGTAGCAACGCCGCACCGATTGACTCTTTGGTTTCATCCATTGCAATTTTCATGCCCTTCATACGACCCTCGAATGACTCGGCTGCGACTGTTGCTGCGCCACCAAACGAAACCGATAGCGCGTTGGTTATGTCATCAAGTGTTGACTCTGAGTCAATGACTCCTTTAAGTGACGGGTCTAACTTTGTTAGCGCTGTCGTTTGTCCGTTGGCTGCTTTACCTAACGCCAACGTAACGGTTTCTAGGTCTTTGCCGGTTGCCGCTGCAATGTCGAGCGCTGTGTTCATCAGCCCTTGTGCGACCTCTACTGAGCCAGTCGAGCGCACTAGGTTTGCCATTGCTGGTCTTAGTTCGTCGTCGGCTACCGCAAACGCGCGCGACATACCCGAAATAAATTCCTCATTGCTGGCAATCACGTCATCGGTTGCCATTGCGCTGGTACGCAATTGTTGCGCTAGTAGGTCTTGTGCTTTTTGATCTTCGACCGCTGCCTGCGTAGCAACGCCCAAACCTGCCGCTAAACCACCAAGCGCCGCGATAGCCGGCACCATTGCCTTTTTTAACGCAAACCCTGCTTTAGCGCCCGCGCCTTCAAGTTGCTTAAATTCTTTGACCGCTTTGTCAATGCCCTTGCCGTCAAATTCGCTGATAATTGGAATAGATAATGCCATTAGTTCATTTCCTTTTGCACCGTCGCAATAGTTGTCTTAATCATTTTTAGCATCTCTGCTTCTATGCCTCGGCGCGCTTTGTACACGGCTGGCCCGATAAGTCGAGTGCGACCCGCGCTAACTGGATAGCCGGCAATACGCAAACTGTCATCTAAACGGTTAGATGTTCTGCGACCTGCCACCTCAAAGATTGCTGCACCCTGATCTTTTTGTTCAATAAGAATTACGCCCACCGCGTTGCGTCGAGTGTCAAAACGAATCTTGACGCCGCTCTTTGCTTTGTCAACACTAAACCCCTTAATGCGTCGCCCGTCTTTGCGTTGTGTCCAGTCGTTAGCAAAATTACTAATCGGCACTTTTGTGTAAACCGCTTTGCCTGCGTTAATTGCTGGTTGCGCTATCTGTGTTGCGTCGCTCTTAAAATCTTTTTGCAACTGTTTATCAATCTTGCCTAAACCGTTAATTGTTTGTTTAAGACCGACGACCTCAACCGTGCTATTGACTGGCATCACTTACGCTCTTTGTTGATTAGTTCAATGGTTGTGTTCATGTCATCTATGTCAAATGTAATTTGTGGCGGCCAATACCCGGTAGCGACAAGTATCTGCGCTAGTCCGTAGCGGTATGAGCCGCGTTTGCTTTTGGGGTTGTCTGCTCGATGACTTCAAGATTAAGCAACGATTTGATGTAGTCGTCGAGTAGTGCTGGTACGACGATGCCGTTTTGTCGTGATGCTTCGTACGCCAAAAATGCCAAATCCTCAATACCGATGCCGTCGCTAATTTGTGACGCTTTGCGTTTATATTTTCTTTCCCACGCGACAATTGTCATTAGGTTTGTGGTGACGGTTTGCTCGCTGTCAGCAAACGTCAGTTTCATTGTTAATTGCATTAGTGCCCCCGATACGGCGTTGTATGTTTTTTGTTTATTGCTTTAATTTTCAGCGGCCAATGCCGCGCGATCATGAGACCGCTTTAGTGAGTGCGCCGCCGGCAAACGTCAAAGTGATTGTGCTAAGTTCGCCTAACGATGCTGAAATCGGTGTGTGTTCGGCAAGGTAGCAACCTGTCAATGTGTATTTTGGTGCGGTCGCGCTTGGTGTTGCAAGACCTGCCGCCGTTGGTGAAACCACAATGTTGCAAGTTACGCCAACCAAACCGTAAATCGTCGCTTCTGTTTCTGACGCTTCGTACGATTGAAATAATGTTACCTCGAATGTGTTGTTTTGCAATGACGTGACTGTTGATGCACCAAATTTGCGCGCCACGTCTCCAAACGCCGAAGTCTCTAATTGATCGTAAGCAAACGTCAACGTTGCTTCGGTTGCCTGATCGGTTAAATTGACTGCGTTGATCGTTAGCGCTGGGTTGCTCAAGTAAACAGTTGTGGCCATAGTGGTTATTCCTTTTCGTCTGTGTCTTTAGTTTTAACAGATTTTTTGGGCTGTTGCGTGGATATATGCCCTGCCTCTAGCAAATGCTCAATGTTGCAGCCCTCTAAATCTTTGTCGGTAATAGTGTCGCCACGTTTTAGCCCGTCAAGTCTGTTGCTGGTCACTAGGTAAGTTGTCATGTGTTTAGGCTGTCCTTGCTGCGATACCGCACGTCAAATCGTAGCACGGGTACTCTTGCCCACCGATTTCTAACACGCCCGGTTGCCCTGACGTAATGATGATTGCTGACCCTAAAACGGTTGCTGTAATTTGCAATATTTCGCGCAACACGGGTAGCCCTGCTGGGCCGCTGCCAATAATTTTTATCGGGAAATCCATGCGCACAATGTTGCCGTTGCCTGCCGTAGTCGTAAAACTTGGTGCTTGTAGAAACACGCAATTCGGCACGATCTTTGTCGGGTCGTTAACGACGCGCAACGATGTGATTGCCGTCAGCGTCGTTGTGATGTCGTCAATGCCTTCGTTGAGCAGGTCGGTGTACGGTGCTGGCATCTATGCCACCGCTGGTCGATCAATGCCTAACAACTGTTTAACGATCGGCGTCAATGACTGTTGCGGTGCGCTACCCATGCCCTCGAATGACGCAAACACGTTTTCAAGTGAGCCACGTGAGCGCCACAACGCCGCGCTGTACATGAGCGTGCCGAGTGTGACGTCACCGCTAGGCGACGTGCTGAGACTGTCGTTGTAGCCTGCCTCGGCGCGCCTACGGCTACAAAACTGGTTGCCTGCCGATACTGCCTGCGTAATCAGCGTGTAATCATCTGACGGGTTAGTAATCGACACGCCTAAATACGTAACCAAGTTGGCGGCGCTAACCCACGTGCATGTAGGTGTAAACGCGACCGTGCCGGTGTAGATCGCGACAAATTCTACGTTGCTACCTGTGCATGCGTATAAAACTTGGTTTGGTATTGGCTGGGTTTGGTCAAATGTCCATTCGCCTGTCGTGCTGTCAACGCCCGTGTATTTATATTGTGGGCATGACAACACGGTAAACGTGCCGTTAAACGGTGCGCCTAACGCGCCTACAACTACGCTGTCGCCAACTTGTATGTCAGTTGGCTCAAGCGTAGATATGCAGGCGTAGTCGTCTAGTAACTGCTTTGATGCGGTTAGATATGTTGCCATAGCGGTAGGGCCGCTACTCGACTAGGCGTATGTAATTTTTTGAGCGAGTGTTGCTTTTGCTTGAAAGAATGACGCGTAGCCGTAGTACGAGAATGTACGTGACAACGTGCCGGGGTTTTCAACGCTAAGCAATCCGCGAATTGCCTCGTAATATTCTGACGCTGGTGCGTGGAACACGATCATTGTTTTGGCTGCAACGTTGCTGTCAACAATGATTTGCAAACCGAGTGGGTTTGTTGTTGACCAGTTTGTTACGTTGCCTGCGCCGAGCGTGTTGTATCCACCAAGACCCGGCACACCGACCATTGGAAACAATGGGCGCTTGTCGCTGTCGACTGTTGAGCCAAGTTGCGCCCAAGCGTCTGCACCTAACAACAAGTGTGTTGGGAACAAGTTTGTGCCGTTGCTGATATCGCGCGCTGCACCGTACAAAAACAAAATCAAATCCTCAG